CCCGCCTGCGGCGGGTGCGGGCCAGATAGAGAGAGAGAGAGATGATTGTTGTATATATATATATATATATACTCCAGCCCCGCCAAAGGCTTAGCCCCCCCTCGCCCGCTGTCCTTACAAACCATTTTCTGGCAATTCACTTATTACACAATTTAAGAGTGTGGTGTTTTTTCGTCAAACAAACAATGCAAGATGTGCCTGCGCTGCAGGCACATCTTGCATTGTTTGTTGACACTCGTCTAGTATTTGTTTGTACAACAAACAAATACCCCCTCCCCCCTTGTGTAAATGCGCGAGTGTCATGTACATGACACTAAGTGACATGCGTCAAGAGTTAAGTGACATGCGTCAAGTGTGTCATGCGCGTAGCGCATGACATACGTCAAGTGCATAACTCGGGAGTGGGGGGCCCCCCGGGGGACGGTGGGCGGATTTTGGGGACGTCGTACAAAAACCGCGCCCCATTCCAAGAAATCCCCCCGCTTGTAGTCTCCTGCCCTTTGTGGCACACTTGACACATGACACACGCGCGTTTCGAAGGCTGTTGTCTACGCAAACTATGTCAGGCAGCGCGACCTCAGGAAATGGGTTTTTGATCCGAGGACATGATGACGTTTATGGAATTACCTGCTTTCACTGCCAATCCCAACGAATGGGAACCGGATAAAACTCCTCCTCGCGAACAGCCCAAACGGAACAAGATGAGGGTCGAGGATGCTAGAGATGACGCCACAACCTGGGAGTGGTCACCAGTTAATGCGCAGCAAGTGCACATGGCACGCACAGTGTTTGATGCGCGCCTGAAACGCGGCTATCACGCTTTTCGTATCTACGAAAATGGTGCTTTCGCCAAGAGGATGACAAGGTTCGACGAGAAGGCCAAAGAAATCTTGGTCGTTGGACAAATCGCTTGGCCACCGCCTTCAGGTTACGATCCGTCAGTCTGGATAGGAATAGACAACTCGCCCAAGCCACAGGCGGCGACCGACTGGAAGCCGCACAAATTGACCGAAAGCGATCGGCGCTTCATCACCCCGACTGAACGACGGCACAAGGACTACAAAGAATGACTGGGCTTGATCCTGAAGAGCGCGTATTGCAATGGCCACTATGCCCTCACTGCAGACAGGTGCAGCTGATGCCCGGGTCGCTGAGACCTAGATGGCGCGATCCTGCACCTGATAGAAAAGTCCTTTGGCACTGTGAGCATTGTGAGTTCGAAGTTTTGGAGGGCACGTATGACTTTTGCTGATGCCGCTGAAGAGGCACAAGAATGGTGGGCAGACGGAGCGTGGCATTACGTCTCCTCCTCCAACGTGGACGCTTTCATGTACGAGCGCGACACCCAATCCCTCTTCATCCGTTTCCACGGCAACCGCACGTACAAATACTTTAACATCTCGCCAGAACTGGCGAGCGGCCTCGCCAGCGCCCCCTCGCCGGGCGGCTGGTTTCACAGCACACTCAAGGGCGCGCCTTTTGAACGCGTGTGAGCAGATGTACGACGCGATCCAGCGTCTGCTCACGTGGCACGACGAGCAGGCTGATGATACTGATGAAGTTGAAGTGCTGGATATACTCATGGCTGTGGCCCAAGTGGCTGCAGCACGTTACAAGAGCCAATGGACATCGAGAACAAAGAGGACGTGATCGCGTCAATGATGCGTGAGCCTCTCCTGGCCCACCGTCTCCTGTTCAAGCATCGTCACTCTCACCTCACCCCTCCATTCCATCGTGAGATCATCGAGCTGTGGCACTCTCCCGCTTCCTTCATCCTGATCCAGGCCTTCCGCGGCGCCGCCAAATCGACCCTCGCCGAGGAGGCGCTGATCGTCCAGGCCCTGCTGCGCCAGTTCCACAATGCCATCGTGCTTGGCGAGACCTACGAGCGTGCAGTGGAGCGCTTGCGTGCGATCAAGCACGAGCTCGAAACCAACCCCCTCCTGAACGAGCTGTTCGGTGATCAGGTCGGTCCCATCTGGTCCGAAGCGAAAATCCAGCTGAACAACGGCGCGATCATCCAGGCCTTCGGCCGCGGGCAATCCTTGCGCGGGTCGAAGCATCTCGACCACCGCCCCGACATCGCCTTCGCCGACGACATCGAGAACGAGGACTCGACCATCTCGCCCGAAGCGATCGAGAAGACCAAGACGTGGCTGATGGCGACCGTGCTTCCTGCCCTCGAACCTCAATCCCGCGTGCGCGTCAACGGCACCCCTCTTCACCCTCGTTCTGTCATCTGCCAGCTCGCGGCAGATCCCGGTTGGGTCACGCGCACTTACCCGATCTCGTATCTCGACCCGCTCACCTCCCTCGAAACTCCGACGTGGCCCGATCGCTTCGACCTTGCCGACATCGCCCGCAAACGCGCGGACTACTCCCGCTTGGGGATGGCGCACACGTTTGCGCAGGAGTTCATGTGTCAGGCCGAGGACCCTGCGTCCAAGCCCTTCACCGACGCTTTCATCCGCGTAGAGCCCACCGTGCGCACGTGGCAGGCGGTGTACGCGATGTGCGATCCGGCGCGCACCACCACCCGCACCTCGGCCTCGACCGGCTTCGCCGTGTGGAGCTGGCTGTCCAACCGTCTGATCGTCTGGGACGCCTTTGCCGGGTTCTGGCAGCCGGATCAGATAGTCAGCGAGATCTTCAAGATCGACGCTCTCTATGCACCGGTGGCGATCGGGATCGAGCGTGACGGCCTCGAAGAGTTCATTCTGCAGCCCCTGCGCCACGAGCAGGTGAAGCGCGGGGTCAGCATTCCCATTCGTCCGCTGCGTGCACCCGTCGGTAAGCTCTCCTTCATCACCGGCCTGCAACCCTATTTCAAGGCTGGCGAGGTGATCTTCGCCAAGGAGTGCCCGCAGGCGCGCGAGCAGTTCCTGAACTTTCCCTCGGGGAGAATAGACATCCCCAACGCGCTCGCCTACGCGCTCACTCTTCGTCCTGGCCAACCCGTCTACGACGCCTTCAACAGCACGCACATTGTGGACGATCTCACTGCCCGCCCACGCACCACCACGTGGTGCGCGCTCAACTCCGACGGCCGCTGCACCACGGCCGTCCTGGTCCAGCTTGTGGACGGCGCGCTGCACATCCTCGCCGATCGCGCGCGTGAGGGCGAGCCCAGTGCGTGGCTCGGCGATATCCTCGTCGAGCTTCGCCTGGAGGCGGCCGGTGCCCCCATGCGCTTGCTGGTTCCTCCCCTCCACTATAACCAGTTCTCGCCCGTCGGGCTGCGCGCTGCGCTGCGCTCGCTCCCTGCAGAGTGCACGCGCGGCGGTGACCCGGCGGCTGGACGGGCCGCGATCACTTCCCAGTTGAACCGGCTCGCGCATGGGCGTCCGGCGCTGCAGATCTCTACGTCTGCGCGTTGGACGCTCAACGCCTTCGCCGGCGGGTATTGCCGCGAGCTGAACCGGCAGGGTCAGCTGATGGCCGAGCCTTCGATCAACGCTTACGTCGTGCTGCTGACCGGCCTGGAGAGCTTCGCCGCGGCTAGCCGCCTCCTCGGCGAGGAGGAAGAGGGAGCTGAGCGGCACTATGCTTTCACCGGAGACGGGCGTAAGTATCTGACATCGAGGCCCGCACCCGGGACGCTGGACCATGGCCGACGATGACGACCTTATCGATGAGCTGACCGATGACGTGACCGATGCCGTTGAGGACGCCGCCGTCGGCTTGCCGCGGCGCCAGGACATCTCCAAGCGGCCAGCGATCAAGAAGGAGCTGCTGAAGGTCTTCAAGGAGGTCGAAGAAGGCTTCCGCGACCAGTGGAACAGGAGCAACGAGCAGCAGGATTTCTGGGACATCTACAACTGCATCCTGACCGGCAAGCAGTTCTACACCGGCAACTCCAAGATCTACGTGCCGGTCGTGCATAATGCGGTCAACGCGCGCAAGACGCGCTTCACTAATCAGATCTTTCCGCAGGCCGGACGCTATGTCGAGGTCACCTCAAGCGATGGTACCCGCCCGGACGCGCTCGCCTCCCTGCTCGAACATTACGTGCGCAAGGCCAAGCTGCGCACCCGGGTGATGCCCGCTTTGACCAAGGCCGGCGACGTCGAGGGCCAGTACAACGTCTACGTCAGCTGGTGCACGCGCAAGCGCCACGTGACGTGGCGCGCTGCGGTGCAGCCGGAGATGATGGAAGGGATGCCCAATCCGGCGATGCTGCCCATGCTCGACATCCGGCACGAAGAACTGGAAGCGTCGCATCCTGAGGTCGAGGTGATCGCCGATGCTGACATCTGCGTCATGCCTACCACTGCCGACAGCATCGAGGAGGCGCTCGACGAGGGCGGTTCGGTGACAATCATCAGGCGATGGGGGCGGGCCAAGATCAAGCAGATGATCAAGGACGGCGCCATTCGCAAGGACGAGGGTGACGATCTGATCAAGCGCATGTCCAGGAAGAGCCCGCCGGAGGCGGTCAATCAAGCCAAGACCTTGAGCGATGCCGCCGGCATCAAGGGCGAGGGTAAGAAGCATGCACTGGTGTACGAGACCTTCACCATGCTGGAGGTCAAGGACGAGCGCCTGTTGTGTCAGGCGTTCTACGGCGGCGAGCAGGCCATCCTGGGCTGCCGGCGCAATCCGTTGTGGTGCGACAAGATCCCCCTCCTGTCCGTCCCGGTGGAGAAGATGGGTGGGCTGTTCAAGGGGAGATCGAAGATCGCCGATTGCTGCGATCTGCAGTATGCTGCCAACGATGCGATCAATCTGGCCTGGGACAGCGCCGGCTATTCCATGCTGCCGATCGTGATGACCGATCCTGAGAAGAACCCGCGCGTGGGCTCGATGGTGATGTCGATGGCGGCGGTGTGGGAGACCTCGCCCAAGGATACCCAGGTGGTGAACTTTCCACCTCTCTGGAAAGACGGCTTTGCCCTCGTGAACGAGTGCAAGCAGGAGGTCTCACAGACTTTGTCTGTCAGTCCTGCAGCGATCACGCAAGGGAGTTCCAAGACTGCAGGCGGTCGGCCTAATCAGGCGATCGTCGCGCAGGAGCAGCAGATCGACATCCTCACCACGGCCGACAGCGTGACCGTGATGGAGGAGGGCATCCTCACGCCGATGCTCGACTTGTTCATTGAGCTGGATCATCAGCACCGCGATGATGACATCACTATTCGCGCCTTCGGCGAGATGGGGCTGCGCGCCGGCATGGAGCGCATCCCGCCGATCCAGATGGACCGGCATCACCAGTTCCGTTGGTTCGGGGTCGAGCAGGCGCGCGGTGCGCAGCAGATCCAGCAGCAGATCGCCGCGATGAACGTGATCCGCGGGATCCCGCCGCAGCAGCTTGCCGGTTATACCGTCAATCTGGTGCCTATAATTACCCAGCTGGTCGAGAATACGTTCGGGCCACGGCTCGCGCCGCTCGTTTTCGTCTCGCCGGAGGCGCAGATGCCGGTGCCGGTCGAGCAGGAGAACATGCTGATGGCCGAGGGCTTCGAGGTGCCCACGCATTCCCAGGATGATGACCAGCAGCACATCCAGGCGCACATGGGGCTCCTGCGTGCGCTGCAGGCGGGACAGGGCGGCACTGGCAGTCCGAAGAAAATTCAATCTCACATCTTCAAGCATGTGCAGCAGGCGCAGGCGAAGCAGCAGGCGCAGATGCAGGCGCAGCAGGGGCAGCAGGGCATCCCTGGCGGCGCGATCGGCGGGCAGCAGCAGCCCGGGGTCGCCGGCACGCCGCGGATCGGTGCACAGCCGGGACAGCCGCGGATGCAGGGCCCGCCGGGAATGATAGCGCAGGATCAGATGCAGGATCCGCGGGTGATGCCGCGGCGCGCGGGTTAATCAGATGCTGACGACGCCGCATTGGGGTGCATCACAGTTCCGGGGGGCGGGGATCCTGTGGGGAAGCGTCGCCAGCGTGGTCATTCTGCTCCTTTTGGCGTTCGTCGTCTACTCCTTTGCGTTCAAGACTTGGTGCGCCCGGCACGAGCGTGGCTGGGCGGGGGAACAGACCTGGGGTGAAAATAGTTTTGGTGATGATGTGGGTAAGTGTGTAAAAGAGAAATCGTGGTTCGTTTTTTGAAGGGAGAGTGCGATGCAATGGAGTGTGGCTGAGCAGACTATTCCAGCCGTGGCTTTTGCTGGGGATGAGCACCCGCATCTCACCTCGATCACCTTGCGGACCGATCCCAACCGGTCGCATCTCGTGGTCATGGAGCTGCACGTCGAGGCAGGATCAGAACTTGCCGGCTATGCTCTGCTGTTCAACCGCAACGGCGAGCTGGTAGGTTCTGAGCAGATCAAGGCGCCGCCTCCGCCTGAAGGCGAAACGCATTCCGCTTCGCATCATGCCAGTCATGCTAGCAGCGGGAAGAAGAAATGACCTTTAAGCGTGCCCTTCTCTTGACCTGGGTGGCGCTGGTCGCCGGCATCGTCAGCTACGCTGTGGCGCAGCAGTCGGCGCCCGCTGAGATCCAGGGTTGTATCGTGGTGGGCTCGGCGCCCACCTACACTGCGGGGCAGCGCGTCGTGTTCACCTGCAACACGAGTGGCCAGCTGCGCATGAGCACGACCCCCTGATGCAGAATATTGGCCTGATCTTTCTGGTTTTTGCCTTCGTGTTCGCCGTCATTGCTTCGTGCATCATGGTGCAGGCCGGGCGCTTTCATCTGGGCTGGGCGGCCGTAGCATTCTGGATAGCCTCAGAGTTGATTGGTGGATTGGGGAGAGTTCTGCACTAAGTATTTTTTGACCGTGCTAGCCTGCTCGGTGCTGGCAGCGGTTACTATGGCACTCGTTTCCAGCTGGTTGTGGCCGGCCCCGATCTGATCCCCCAGATCTTGACGACCTGCCAGATCGGGTATTAGTCTTCCCGCGTTTTCGATTTGCCCCCGTCACCGGGCTAATTCGACCTGCCCCCGTAAGGGGCCATCCGAGTAGTGACGTAATCACGGAGGAACCACGTCATGGCAGATGACGAGGATGATGATGCACAAGTCGAGCAGACAGACGACGAGGACCGGGAGCCTGGGGCCGAAAGTGACGACGCCGGCGGGCAGGACACCGGAGACGGGAACGAAGCGGGCGATCTATCCGCCCAACGCACTGGCGCAGAAGGTGACGAAGGGGAACCACCGGCGCGGGGCGCCCCACAGTCTGAAGGTCAGCCGCGAGGGAGCGCACGATACCAACGATTAGCCAACGAGAACCGTGAATACCGCGACCGGTTGGAGCGGCTGGAGCGGGAGCGAGAGAACGACAGGCAGCAGTGGCAACGGCAGCAGCAGCAATTTACCGAGCAGCAGGAGCGCGAGCGTCTGGCGCTGATGACGCCGGACGAGCGCGCCGAGTATCGTATTTCGCAGCACCGGCAGCAGACCGACGCACAGCTGCGCAGCTTTCAGGTGCAGACCGCGATGCAGATGGACAAGTCGGCGTTCGACGCCAAGGCCGCGGTCAATCCGGTGTATCGCCGCATGCAGACGGCGGTCGAAGACATGTTTCAAGAACAAGTGCGAAAGGGTCAGCCGACCGATCGCGAGACCATTCTGTTCCACCTGCTCGGCAAGCGCGCCGTGCAGGGGGCAGAGAACCCGCGCGTGCGCCAGCAGGCCAAGCGCCGGGTGGAGAACCAGCGGGTCGCGCCGTCATCCGGTAAGGGTGATACTGCGCGGCGTTCTGGCGGACGAGTGAGCACAGCCGAGGAGCGGCTGAAAGACGTGTTGATATAGCGGGCGCCTCCGGCCCGCGCAGCCAGCGAGGGCCATCATGGCGACCATCGGCGGTCAGACTGCCAACATCGCGTCTCAATTCTCAGCGGACGTCGTAGCCTACATCGCAGAGAAGACTCTGCCGCTGGCGCGCAAGCAGCTGGTGGCTTATCAGTTCGGTGATCCTCTTACTTTGCCAAAAGGAAGAGGCGTCACGTACACGGCGACGCGCTATATCCGCCTCCCCCTGCCGGTCGCGCCGATCTCGGAAGGCGTGCCACCGCTCGGGCAGACGATGTCGATCCAGCAGGTGTCAGTTACTGCCTTACAGTGGGGCGACAAGGTGACGATCACCGACGTTGCCGAGATGACTATCTACCATCCCCTGTTCACCAAGGCGACTGAGCTTGTCGGTCTGCAGGTGGCGGAGACCCTGGAGCGCAACACGTTTCAGACCTTGCTGGGAGGAACGACCTACAATTTCGTCAATTCGCGCGCCACGCGTGCAGCCTTGGTCGCCGGTGATGTGCTCTCCCCGTTCGAGGTGCAGCGTGCTTATTCGGCCCTGTTCAACGCTGGTGCGCCGAGGTTCTCCGGCGACGAGATGACCGACACCAAGCTGGAGGCCGACGCCGGCGGCGCAAAGGCATCGAATAACCCGCGCATGATGCCGCATTTCACTGCGATCATCCATCCATTTGTTGCCGCCGACATGCGGCAAAATAGTACCGTTGTCACAGCATGGTCATTTTCGGACATAAATCGCTTGTACAATTATGAAGTGGGTGAGTTCAATGGCATCCGTTTCTGTGAAAGCAACATGGTGCCGTCGTTCACTGGTTTCACTGCCGGCGCCAACGCTTCAACAACAGCGCTGGTTGCGTCTGGCGGCACGCTTGCCAACGCGACCACCTATTCCGTTCAGATCACTGGCACTGACGGACAGAACCAGTTTGAAAGTCAGGTGTATGGGATTGTCACTCTGGCTGCGACTGTCAACGCCGTAAGCTCGATTGCTGTCACCGTTCCCAACGTCGCTGGTTATACTTATACTGTCTACGTTGCGCCCAACTCGGCGACCATGGCTGGCGCCAGCATCGGCGTGCTGTCTGCTGGCACTGCGTC